CACAAGCCATATTATTATTGTATTAAAAAGTTAATAAAAAGGGGGTGTATTACAACCCCCTATTTAAAGTATCTATTAAGTCCAAACAGTTGAACCGTAAACACCATCTGTTGCAACCGCTGTCTGAACACCGATAGCAAAATTCATTGTAACTCTTACATTGTCAGAACCGTCATATTCATATGTTGGTATTAATCGAGCTTCAGTCCAATCAGTAGCAAGGTTAGTTCCGAATACTAAGTTTTCAGGATAAGTGAAAAGAATAGTGTCATTGAACATTCCTGGACATCTGTAAATTGGGTAGCCAAAATAAGTTGCTGTATCAGATTTTGAATCAAAACCTAATCCTGAAATTTGCCCTTGATTAGAACCCGCAGAAGCTAATGCTTGAATATAGAAACCATATGTTTTATTGTTCATATAGAAACCAACACCCGGCTTAGTTAATATACCTGAAATATCAGATGCAGCCGCATTATATACAGAAGCCATATCAGTTAATATATCAGATGCAGCTAAAGCATCAGCAAAATCTACTTCTGTAAAGTCTTTACAAGCAGAAGCGTCAGCGCCTGTTTCATCTTGAGTACCATCATCAGATAAGAAACCTGTTCCGAAAGGCGCAGCGCC